AAGAATTCAATCCGCAGCGGTGCCAACTACCACGATGCGATCAGATGGCTTTGCGACCACTACGCCAACACAGGCGGGGTTGGATCTGTTGACATCGGAGTGTTAGTTCACAGCGCGATGAGCGAATCCGCTGTACAAGATGAAAGATGGCGGGCTAGGACTGAGGATGCGTATCTGGAAATGATGATACGCCACGCTATTGAGTTCGTCGAGAAGAATCCTGCTACCAATCCGAACATAACTGCAGAGCCCGTCACGATAGATGCCAGCGTCTCAACGATACCCGTGTTTCCAGGTGGTTTCTGCGACGCCTGGCCTGATCCGTGGCCTATGATCTGGAAAGAATGGCTAAAGTTACCATACCAACTAGAGGAGGTACTGCTAGCCCCAACGTTTTTGTCGTGTCACCAGCATTTGCTTCGAGGCAGGTATCTGAACTTCAAAGGCAGACGGCCGAATATGTTCTACTTGTGCGTGGCACCATCTACGGGGCACAAAGATAACAATTCAAAGGATGTAATTAGATCGGTCAGCCTCCAAATGAGGAAGGCTGATCACCCATTGAACGTATTCAATAATTTGCTAACAACTGAATCGAACATAACTGCGGATACATCATTCCTTCAGCACTTCGGTGAAACGAATTCATTCTATTGGATCAATACCGAGGCCACACGCGTATTTCAGATGCTTGCCAGAGGTGGCAACAACGCTGCTGTGATGGGCCTATCTGATAAGATCATTGAAGTCGTTGAAGGACATGAACTCACTGGAAAGCGCAAAGTGACAAGTGCCAAAGAATCCGGGCTAATCCAAGGTGTAGCTGACCCTAACGTCCAAATCGTGTTCTATTGCCAACCTGAAACTATTGAACAATACATACGACCTGAGATCGTTGATAGCGGGCTGTTCGGCCGTGCTGTGATCGCCATATCTGAATTTGATTTTGATGAAGATTTCTCCTTTTTGTCTCGCAGGTCTTCTCAAGATGGGCTACCTGAATGGTTGATGACATTCTACCAATCAGAGCAAATCAATACACCTCACGACGAAAAAACGCAAAAACTCCATCTCGACTTCACAGATGGCGGGCGTGAGGCGATGGGATCATGGCTATCAGAGAAAGCCATCCCTATCATGAAGAAATCTGACGGGCTGCGCAAAGTAGTCGGCAGGATGGGCATCACCGCAGAGCAATTGTATTGTAGCGTCCTTGGATTGTCAAGACTGTGGTGTCTCCATCGTGACATCGAACCAATTGACCAATTTGACCCTGTGGTATTGGAACCGCTGCTTGAGTACTGGATTGATACGAAGCGTTTCGCTATTGAGACGTATATCGATCAGGCGGTTGACCCCCTAAATGATGCCATCCTTGGTGTCATTCGATCATTGGTCGCAGGCGATTATGCCCTGCGTACCGATTATGAAAAGATCCGACGTGAAGAGAATTTCGTGCCGTTAAAGACAGTAGCTGCCCGTGTTAACCGGATGCCAAAACTGAAACGTATGCTGGATGCTCGAGGGGATGCCAGGAACGTAGCAGAGCGCGTCAATAGGCTTCTTGTAATCATGGAGAAACAAGGGGTGGTAGTCACTAAAGACTATAAAATGCGACGACGAAGCGTCAAATTTATTGGAATGTCAGATTGAAGGTGAACGTTCACCTAGGCCGGTGAGCGAATTCCCCTTTAGAATCGGGTACTTAGGCGTATAATCACTGGCACCGTTTTTTCCGCCCGAGGCCCCTATCCCCCGGGAAAGAGTAAATACTATAATATAGGTGAAATCATGCTTTTATCTCTAAGTACCCGATTCTAAAGGGTTTTTCGCTCACGCTAACGGCACTTTCAAGGTGAAGTTGGCAAATGTAAATCGAGATTGATTAACTGAAATGTCTGGGGAGGCAAGATGGGATTGGTAGACCTACAAATTGGATTCAGTGGCATAGGTGAATCGATGCGAGGGGTTATCGAGCTGAAAGTTCGCGAAGCGCTCACTGAATTCTGCGTTGAACATTCTCACGAAGCTCTTATGAAGGCGAACGGTGCAGTACGATGGCACGTAGGTGCAAAGCCTAAATTGACGTTGGATGAGATGATGGGCGTTGATCTGGTACGTGTATATAAAGGGACGATCAATCTGGATCCAGACGATCCGATGTTCAATGTGGGCATTGACATCATTCTCAAACGCAGGCTGGCATATATCAGACGTGAGGGTGGTGATCCCGTTGGGTATCGTGATCTGATTGTCATGGAATTGATTGCTATGCGGGAGGAGATGTAAATGTTCACACATATGTCTAAGATCGTTATAGGCAGTGGACGGAATGCTATTGTATTCAAAGCCATCGAGTGCAAACATTGGGAGTGGAAACGTGGTGCTTTGCGGATAGTGGATGGTGACACTATTCACGTATTTCATCCAGCGGCTATCAGTCCCATCTCGATAACGACGTGGGAGGCGGTGCAGCGCGTGGACTGCCTAGTTGGACGGACAAACTGACCGAAGAGGAGACGGATGCCCTTATGAAGAATGCGTATAGGGATGGAGAGATGTGCGGTGATATCATACTGGTGGTGATCCTTGGGCTTGTTATGCTCCTCCTCTGGTGGGAGTGGTAATGGTATCCTCAAAACAGAAAGGTTCCCAAGGTGAGCGTAAATTTTGTAACTGGATTTACGATGAGCTGGCGTTACATGAGAAACCACAACGCAATCTTGAACAAGTGAGAAATGGGGGCACCGACATACTGCTAGGCGTCACTCGCGATGAACCACATTTCTGTGTAGAGGTGAAGAACAGAACTGTAGTTGATTACCAAACATTCTGGGTCCAGGCAGCGTGCGATGCTAGACTGCTTGAACTCGAACCGGTTGTCGCGATCACCCAACCTAGGCGTGAGTGGGAGTTCTTGATTAGCGCTAAACTGATCAAGTGTGATCGAGGCTGGCTCCATATAAACCACAGGGTGTTTTTGGAGTACGCCGCTGACCGCCTTGGCACCTACGTCAAACGTCCTCTCAGGAACAAGCTACCTCATATGGTTAAGCGTTAGCTGTCATTTGCTTTCAGAAGAGAGATACGCTAAACTCCCTCTTACGAGGTGGCATGGATGAGTTTAGGTGTCATTTACAAACCAAGCATCACCCGGGTAATCAGCAGTCCTGATGGGGATCTTGCGATAGAGCGTGCTCCTGGGTACGCAGGTCGACGCCACAAGAACGTCAAATACATGCCTTACGATCATGATCTCGCGATGATCATTATCGATCGCATCGCAGATGGCGAATTCACTTCATATATGTGCGTCGAAGAAGGCATGCCGAGACAACGCGATCTCAGAGCATGGACTCGAGGTGAGGGCGGCGCGCCAGTTGAATTTGCTTTTCAGTATTTCAACGCTCGAAAAGACGCGGCAGACGCAGAAGCTGAAGCTGTACTCGTGACAGCATTCGAAGCCGGCGAGTTTGTTCAAACTCAGTCCGATATGGCGCGTGCTAAGGGTGAGAATCCAAGGCAAGCAAACTTCCTGGCACAGCGTGCACGCAAGGAGGCGATTGAAGTATCCAAGCTGAAGGTTCAGGCACTCCAATGGTCAGCCGCGCGCAAAAACGCCAATCGTTGGGGTGACCGCATAGCTATTGACCAGAAGGTTGATGTTGCGCCCACGAAGCGTGCGGACGTGGCAAAGCTTACTGATGAGCAGCTACGCAAGATATCCGACATCCAGGCTGAGATAAGCGAACCAAAGCAGCTGGAGGCAGGCGACAAATGATTATCACCAAGCCTGGTGTAAAGATCGGTGGTATGCGCCCTGAGCTGGTCTACGGCATAATGATAGTAGCCAGCGTGTATGGGTATCATGGTTATGATTGCGTAGTGACATGCGTTACTGACGGATACCATGTAAAGGGCTCACGTCACTATGTGGGATTGGCTGCCGGTACGCGAACCCGTGATCTGCGTGAGGGTCTGGCGATTGAGATAGCGGGACAAGTTCAAGAGAACCTTGGTGCGGATTGGGACGTGACATTGGAGCCTACCCATCTCCATTTTGAATATGATCCGGAGGAATAGTGTCAGTAGCATTTGACATACGTGGCTTGGTTGACGAGCCTGAAATGATACGTGCGGAGTTGGCACGTAGGCATCTCCGTGATTACGTGGAGTTCATCTGGTCGATCCTGGAACCGGGCCGTGAATTCATTCCCAATTTCCATATCGATGCTATCTGCGATCATCTTCAGGCCATCCATGACGGCCATATCCGCAATCTCATTATCAACATTCCGCCCAGATGTATGAAGTCACTTACTGTAAGTGTGGCTTGGCCTACGTGGACGTGGATTGATAGGCCGGAAGTGAGGTGGCTCTGTTCGTCATATGCTTTGCCACTAGCGATCCGTGATAACGTCAAGGCCAGGCGTGTTATTGACAGTGGCCTATACCAGCGCAACTTTGGTGACAGCTTCATCCTGACTACTGATCAGAATGCCAAGCAGCGCTATGAGAATGACAAAACTGGGTATCGCATTGCCACCTCAGTGAATGGTGCGGCTACTGGCGAAGGTGGCGACATCGTGGTATGCGATGATCCCCATAATGTCAGGGATGGGGATTCAGACGTTATTCGCGCATCCGCTATCACGTGGTGGGATGAGGTAATGACTACCCGTCTCAACGATCCTGACATCGGTGCCAAGGTCATTGTAATGCAGCGTGTTCACGAAGGTGACACGTCCGGTCACTGCCTTGACAAAGGCACGTATGAACACTTGAACCTGCCAATGGAGTATGAGGGCAAGTGTGTCGTTGAAATCCGACATAAGTGTAGCCAGCGAGTTGAAGTCAAGTCCGGTGGAAAGGTAGTGGATGTTATTGACGCCGGTACTTCCATTGGGTATCGTGACCCTCGTAGAGTCGTCAACGACCTGCTCTGGCCCGATCGTGTTTCTGCTAAATCTGTTAGAGAAGCCACCAATGATCTTGGCGAATATGCCCATGCCGGCCAGTATCAACAAAGGCCGTCCCCACGCAAAGGTGGCATGTTCAAAGTGGATCGAATGCCCGTTGTCGATACACCACCCTCGCCCATTTTGCGTACGCATCGAGGATGGGATAAGGCCGGCACTTTTGGCGGTGGATGTTACACTGCGGGTGTCAAGATGGGCATTTTGGAGAACGGCCAGTACATTGTCCTGGATGTGGTGCGCGAGCAGCTAAGTGCGGGCACTCGTGAAGATCTCATTAGGAGCACGGCAGAGCTGGATGGCGTTGGCACTACCATTTCAGTAGAGCAGGAGCCAGGCAGCGGCGGCAAGGAATCTGCCCACGCGACTGTCAGGCGTCTTGCCGGATATGTTTGCCATATTGATCGTGTTACTGGTAGCAAGGAGGAACGTGCGAAGCCATATGGCATCCAAACTGAGCATAGTAATGTCTTCATTCTGCGTGGGGATTGGAATGCGGAATTTGTGAACGAGCATCGCAAATTCCCCAATTCAACCTACAAAGATCAAGTTGATGCCGGCGCTCAAGCGTTTAAGTTCCTATCGACTGATACTCCAATTCAGGTGTTTCTATGAACGCAACGGCTACACCCGTAATGGCATCGGATCTGCTTGGCGCTCCTGTTCCTGGGCCCAAGTATGATGGGTCGATGTTGGACTTCATCGCTGGGGTGCTTCTGTCAAGCCGTGTTGACACCGTTACCAGAACCCAGCCTGACGAGCAGATGGCCGCATATTCAGGGTGGGCGTATGCTTGCATAAGCGTCATATCCCAGGACATACGCGCTGCCAAATGGGACGTCTGGGTGGGTGATGAGAAGCTGGATGAGCTTCAATTTCCGCCTACCTTAATGAGACCACTTGGTACGCCGATGGGTGCCAAGACTCTCGGGCAGTTGATTGAGCTGTCGATGTTGTCACTGGATCTGACCGGGGCCGCATTCTGGAACCAGGTCACGACGGCACCCAAGGGTGGTCGATTCTTGGGCATCCAGTACATTCCTCGCAACTGGGTGACCGGCCCTCTTCTGAATCCAACGACTGGTGTATTTGAAGGCTGGAAGGTCACATCACCTGGATCTGCTATGAAGGTATATGATCCCGACTCCCTTCATATGTCAATCTCACATCCCCATCCTGACGACATATTTGACGGCGCATCCCCCGTGAAAGCATTTGCGCTGTCATACGATATGGATCTCCATGCTCGCGCGTATGTGCGTAGCGTACTGAAGAATGATGCTCGCGTATCGGGCATATTGACGACAGAGCAAGAACTGGTAGGAACGCAAGCCAAAGTCATAGCCGAAGCGTGGCTCGAACAACACGGGGAAGGGGCAGGTACCGCAACGGGCCCTGCAGTCCTCGGCAAAGGTGCCAAATACCAAGCGATGTCACTAGCGATTGCGGAGCTGGCATTCACCGAGCTGGCCGAACAAGCACTCGACCAAATCACGGGCATCCTCCACGTCCCGCGCGCCAAGCTTGGGCTATCTAATAGCGGCGGCAACCTTGAGCTGACGCGCGAAATGTCAAATACGTATTCAGAGAATTGCCTGACCCCGAGGCTTGACAAAACGCGCGATGCCGTTCAAATTCATATTATAGAGCCATTGATCGCGCAAGGTGAGCTTCCGCAAGGTGCGGTATTCAGGTTCAGAAGTCTGATTAAAGCAGATTTGGATGCCGAGCACAATCGGTCCATGGGTGCGCTCAAGACTGGTGCTATTGTACTGAATGATTTCCTGCGCGAGACGGGTCGTGAAGAGATTGGCTCGGAAGGCGATGTTCGATTCCTGCCAACTAACTTCCGCATCGTAACCAGCATCGAGCCATTTGACCCCTTCGATGCCATCGCTGGACCTTCTGATGAGGAGGAGCCTGAGGAGCCCGATGACAAGGAGGATGAGGATGCGGGCCCTGTTTGTAAACTGGGTGCTGAGCGTATTGAACTGATCGCTGTCTACTTTCTTGCGGCCCAGAGCAAACGTGAAAGTTCCCTCAAAGGCGGCGCGCGTCGTATGTTCTCCAGGGAGCAACGTGAGATCAATACTGCCATCGGTCGCGCATTCAAGCTGGCTGGCGAAGATGAGATCACGTCAGCCGAAGCTGCCAGAATCAACAATATCATAAGCAATGTATTGACGGATACGAAAACGGCTTGGGAGACCACCGTCAAGACCAATACGTTTGCCGCGTACAAAGATGGATGGGCGCTGTTAGGCCACGATGGCGTGGCGTCAGAGTTCCAAGTATCCTTCAAGCTTACCCAGCCGGAGGCCAAGCGATGGGCTGCAGATAACGCTGCCAAGCAGGTCAAGGCTATTTCAAATACCACCGAAACCAGGCTGCGGGATATGGTGACTGATGCCGTCGACAATGGGGATTCCATATCCAAGCTGAAAACGGGTATCAGTGGCAAATTTGATGAGATGAAGGCAGGCAGAGCAGAGGTCATTGCTCGCCAGGAGACAAGTTCTGCCATCAATCTTGGCAAGAAGGACCATACGTTCAAGTCATCCAATCAGTATGGTATACAATACAACAAAACATGGCTACCGGTGTTGGGAGATGGACGTACGCGCCCCACTCACCGATCAATGGCCATCTTGCCCTCGATTACCATCCCACAGGACGCAGTGTGGATAATTGGTGGGTACCAAGCCGATTGGGCTCAAGACCCAACTTTGCCAGCAGAAGAATCCATTCAGTGTCGTTGTACTGTAGTGGTGGAAGTTGCTGAGGGAGTTTGAAATGAAAAAAGACCGCTATGTAGTTGATGCGAATGTCGTATTGAACGCCGATGACAAGCCCGATGAAGATGATCGCGTCAGATGGTTTCGAGCGACGACGGGCATCAAGAATCGCAATGGGTATGTGGTTCGTCCTGACGGCGGTGATCTCACGAACTTCATGAAGAATCCAATCATCGGATGGGGACATGATGTATATCATGACGCCCCGATGACCAACATTATCGGCAAAGGCGTCGATTCCAAGCAGACCAAGAAGGCATTGGATATTGCCGTTGAGTTTGTGCCGCCCGAAATCCATCCTTATGGTGAGCTTGCTCTCCAGATGGTGGATGCTGGTTTCATCACCTCAGGGTCAATCGGCTTCTATGAGATGGAAGGTGGGTTCCAAAAGGTCAAGGGTGAAGAGGTGTACGTCATGGAAACATGGGAGCTTGTTGAGTTCTCATTGGTCGGCATTCCTGCCAATCCCGAGGCCCAATCTCTTGCCTTCCAGCTTGCTATGAATATGCCGGGTCCGCCTGGTTTGAGTTATGTGGATGCTGCTCCTCCGCCCATTCAAAAGATGGACGCAGACGACGGAGCACTCCTGAACGCCCTGGCAGCGAACGTTGCCAGCACTACACTAAGCACAGCATTCCGTCGTTATCGGAGGACATAATGAACGAACTCGAAAAGCTCATTGCGGAGCTTGAAAAGCGTGATGCGGCCATGGCGGCCACCATCACTGATCAGATCCAGCCCATCCAGAAGTCCTTGGATTCGTTGAATGAGCGTGATACGAGCGCCGGCGATCAGAAGGTCAAGGAGCTGGAAGCCAAGCTGGTCGATGGTGAGCAGAAGCTCGAGCAGATGCGTGAAGATCAGCGTCAGTTCATGCTTTCTGTGAACACCAATCGTCCAGATGCCCTGCCTGAAAGCCGTGTCAATCTGAATGGATGTAACTTCTTCATCAAGGACGTGGCGAAGCTGAAGGCAGGCATCGCCGATGCTCGTGCTGGCAATCCAGGGCAGTTGGATGCGGCGACCGGTGCGGATATGTTCCCTGCCGGTGAGATGCCTCCGGAAGTGGCAAACAGCTTCATCGACCTTGCAGAGGAATCTGCACCCACTCTGGGACTGGCGACGACTCTTCGCCA